ATTAAAAGCAATGCACCAAGAAGCGGACAAAAGAATGGTCTTGCTGATGATTTTGTTAAAGCAGATGTTGGTAGTGGAGTTAATAAAACGATTGTTATATATGGGAAAGAAAAAGGTATGCTTGTCCATTTGATTGAATTTGGATTTATGCATAGAAGCGGAAAGTATGTAAATCCTAGACCATTTCTAAGACCAGCTTATGATACGTTTACTCCTAAAATGTTAGAGGATATAAAGGTGATCATACGTGGTAAATAATCTTGAATATATTTATACAATCTTAAATGAAGTACTACCTAATAATGTTTATTATGCTGTTTCAGTAAAAGACAACATTGAATTACCAATTATTGTTTATCAGGAACTTAACAAAAGAGGTAAAACTTATGCTGACGATTCATACCTATTAAAAGAATTAACAATTCAAATAACTTTAATAACACCTAACAAAAACATTCAATTAGAAAAAATGCTAGAAAACAAACTTAAATTATATGACATTGAGTTTCAAATGATTAGTGAGTTTTACATAGCAGAAAATGGATTATATCGTATTTATGAAATAAAAATGGAGGAATCAAAATATGAGCAATAAAGTAACATTCGGACTTAAAAATGTGCACTATGCTGTAGCAACTCCTGGTGAAGATGACACTTGGACATATGGTGAACCAAAGAAGCTAACAGGAGCGCAAGAATTAACAGCTGAAGTTATCGCTGGCAAAACTGATGTTTATGCTGATGATAGAATTTTAGCGACACTTGTTTCTAACTCAGGATCCAACATTACTCTAAAATTAACTGAAATTGATGATGATTTTAAAGTGGCAGTGTTAGGATATGAAAAAGATACAAACAACAACTTAATTGAAGTAGTAAATTATCGTAATAAGACTTTTGCACTTGGATATGAAATTCAAGGAGATGCAAAAGCAAGACGCATTTGGTATTTCTTATGTACTGCCTCACCAGTAAGTGATGCAACAAAAACTAAAGCAGAAAGCATCGAACCAAACTCTGTGACACTTAGTATTACTGCAAGATCAATTGAAGTAGGTAATTTATCGGTAATTAGAACAATTGCTAAATTTGGAGATGCTAACTATAATAACTTCTTTACAAGTGGTCCTTCTGTTGGAACTATAGGTACTTAATATGGAAAAGACAGTTAAATTAAATGGCGAGGATATTAGATTAAAGTCCTCGCTTTTTACTATTATCGAATATCGCAGCACATTTGGTACTGAGTTATTTAGTGATGTAACAAAGCTTGAAAGTAGTGAAAAAGAAGGAAATGTATCAGAAGTTTTAGAAGTGATATTTAAAATTGTTTATGTCCTTCACAAACCTTTCACTAAGAAAAGCTATGAAGAGTTTTTACAGGGCATTGATTTTACATTGCTTTCGGATGTTGGTGAACTTGAAAACATTTCACATACCATTGCAGAATTACTAGGCGGAAGTGTAAACAACGAAAGCCCAAAATAGAATCTCAAGATGAGCACGTCACAGCAAATATAATTTATAATTTGGCTCATCTTGGGATTTCAATTAAAGATGCTAAATACATAGATATTGATGTATATGTAGAATTAATTAATTTAGAACTTGAAACTATATCAAAAGAAGATGTACCAAGAAAAGCAACTCAAAAAGATATAGACTTATTTTTACTCTAATATCGTGTTATAATTCCTTTAAGGGAGTGATGTAAATTGAGTAAAAAAGAAAAACCAAAATTTGAACCATGTATTAACATTTCAATTGAGCCTTGTTGGAAATGTAAAGAAGAAATGAGAGTAGCATATTATTCTGATAATCTTCAGATGCCATATGGGCCAAGCAACTTTACAGATAAACAAATAGAAATAGGCAGATCTGCAGGTTGTAAAATTGATCTAGCATTTAGTAAAACAATGCAAGAACAATACTTAGCAAACATATGTAAAAATTGTGGTGCATTTAAAGGAGACTTTTTCTATCACGATTATGCATATGTCCCAGGTGATATTCAATATTTTTTAGATGAAGATGATAATATTGTCAAGGTAGTTAATAATGAATAATTATCAGAAGGGTAGAAATTTTGAGCTTAAAGCTAAAGCTTACTTTGAGAACCTATATGGAGTTGAATTTAAAAGTGGTAAAATTTTAACAGGTTTAAATGGTGGAAAACCAAGACAGTTCGACTTGATAAATGAAGAAAATAAAATTTTGATAGAATGTAAGAACTTCATATTTACTGAAACAGGAAACTTACCTTCCGCTAAAATATCCGACTTCTTAAAAGAAATTTACAAATTACATTTAGCTCCAAATGATTATAAAAAAATAATGTGTATCGCTTATGCTTATTCGGACACTAAAAAAATAACTCTAAAGGAATACATAGTAAATCAATACTTTGACTTCATTCCGGACACAATTGAAATAGTAGAATTGAAATAGAAAGGGCGGAAGTCCTTTTTTTATTACCAAAAGGAGGTGAGTGTTAATGGCAGAAACAGTTAAAGGTATCAACATAAAACTTAGCTTAGATGGTAAGGATTTAGAAAATGAAATAAAGGGTATTAATAAGGATCTAAAAGAACAACAAAAAGATCTAAGAGCGATTAACGCAAACCTAAAATATGATAGTTCAAATTTAGAGCTTTGGAAAAAGAAACAAGGCCAATTAAACGAAATCTTAAAAAGCACTAAAGAAAGATTAGAAAAACAAAACGAACAATTAGTAAAAGCTAAAGAAGGATTAAAGCTTGGCACTATATCAGATGCTGAGTTTAAGAAGTTAGAAAGAAACATCGCTTATACAGAAGCAGACCTAAGAAGAGTTAATAGTGAGCTTGATAAAACTAAAGATAAAATGAAGTCTTTAGGTAATGAAAAGTTTGAGAATTTAACTAAACTTGGTGGTACATTAACTAAGTCATTAACAATGCCAATTTTAGGAGCAGTTACTGCACTTACTGCACTTGCTACTAAAGGTATTAATACAGCAGATGAATTAAAGAACACTGCTCAAAAGATAGGCATGAATGTTGAAGCCTTACAAGAGTGGAACCATGTGGCCAAACTTGCTGGAGTTGAAACTTCAAGTTTAGAAAAGGCATTCTCAAAAGTTAATAACATATTAGCTGATGTTGCACTTGGTGATGTTAAATCATTTGCTGGAGTATTTCATGCTCTTGGTATTTCAATGGATGAAATTGAAGGTAAAACCACAGAAGAAGCATTTGATATCATTAGAGAAGCTTTAAATAAAGTAGAGGATCAAGCACTAAGAACAGCCCTTGCTAATAATTTGTTTGGCGATAAGTTAGGTAGTGAATTAATACCTATCTTAGGATTAGAACAAGACGAAATAGCAAGACTAAGAAACGAAGCAAGATTACTCGGTTTAATTACAGAAGAACAAATCGAACAAACAGGTGGATATAAGGATTCGCTTGATAGATTAAAACAATCAACAACCGCTCTATCAGTGGAAATTGCATCAGTTATGATACCAGCAATGAGTAAGATTGTAAGCATCCTTCAAGACAAAGTTATACCAGCTGTTAAAAGTGCAGTCGAATGGTGGCAAAACCTAGATGATAGAACTAAAGCAATTATTGTTGCACTAACAGGACTTGTTGCTGTAAAAGATAATGCAGTATCTATTCTTAAAGGCTTATCATTTAAATATATTTCATTTCGCTTTGAATCAAAAGTAGCAATATAACTAGAATCTATCTCAGGAGTATTTATATTTGGGATTTTCATACAATAAATAGTTACATTTGCTAATAAGTCTGAAAATGAGAAAGTTGTATTATTAATAATTGAATGTTTTGTATAGTATTTATTGTCACCTATGATTGTTGAATCTGGCAACGATGATTCGGAGTATAGCAAATCTTTAATAGCCAAAACCACGTTTGCTTTACTTGTTGGTGAAATGTTTTTTTCCAATCCATCAACATACACCCTACTTAAATCGTCAACATTTTGTTTTGAAGCCTCAACAGAATAAGAACTAGGTAGATTAAGTGCTCCAGTTTTATATCTAGAAATATCACCTTTATCAATTCTATATCCATGTTTAAAAAATGGTCCTACGACCAAATCAAAAAGAACTTCATCATTTATCTTTATTTTTGATTGAGATAAAACTTTAAAATAAGAACTAAAACATAATTTTTTCATAGGCGATTCTCCTTAATAATCAATTCGCAATATTTCTCCAATATTACAATCGAATTCTCTACAAATTCTCGCAAGGACTTCCAATTTAACTGGCAGTCCTTTTCCCATTTTTGCCATTGTTGAAGAAGCTATGCCTACCTTTTTCATTAAATCACTTTTTTTAAGATTTTTATCAATTAACATTTTCCATAAACCATTATAATTGTATACCATAAAATTCACACTCCTATCACTTTAATTATAACACATCTAAATATTTATTTTTACTCTATAAAGAATAAATTTGCGTTTACAAATTTTTTGTTTTCCAACAAATTTCCAACAAAAACACAACAATCTACATATCTACAAAAAAATAAAGGTTTGATAAACTACAAGTGTATTAAGAAATATTATCTTAATTAGTGCTTTACAACACTGATCAAGTTGTCGCAATAAAGCACATAAATTTAATAAAGCAGTTAAATCTATTGCGAGGAATAGGCTGCAATTGAAATGGAAATTCACTTCCGTTACTTTTGCCACGCCTCAAATGTTTTAACTGCAAAGTGGACCTCCATTTCAAAGAGAAATTGAAAAGGGGGTTCTTTTTTATGCCTAAAGTTTATAGAGATACAAAATATTACGATTTAGAAGAGTTAAAGAAAAAAATTGCAGAAGGCTTATATGATGAATTTGGTAATAAGCTAACGAATTGGGTCTCATATGAAGATAGAGATAAAAAGTATGTATATGTTCCTTGTAAAGAGGATTTTTTTCATTGGTATAGGAATGAAAACAGAAATGAAGAGAGAAGAAACTTTAGAGAAAAGGAAAGATGTCCAATCTCTATAGATCAAATGAGAGAAGATCATGATTTTGAATATGCTGATAATTCTTACTATGAAAATCAGGAAAGAGAAAGAGCACAAGAAGTTAGTGATTTGATTTGGTCTTTAGTTTCTGAGTTCGATCCAATAGATCAAGAAATCATCAGACTTTATAACGAAGGCCATACTGATTCTTATATTAGCCAACAAGTAAATATGCCAAGAAGCACAATTCAATGGCGAAAGCGAATGGTAATTGAACTTTTAAAAGAAAAAATGACCAAAATTCGCTAAATCTTGGCAAAACGATAATCGACTTGCCATTAACCATTGAAGGGAAAGAAAACTCTTCAGGAAGAAGGAGGTTTAGAAATGGAAAAAGAATCTAAAGCCGATAAACCTGGTATCACCAATAAGGATTTAGTAGAGTCCCTACTTCTTATTAGTGAAGCCAGTAAAACATTGGCGCTAGAAATTATGTTGCTTCCAAAAAATGAGGAAGTAGAAGGGGGTGGTGAGAATGGCACTGAGCCCAACAACTCACAGTAGAAAATATAGTCCCAGCAAAAGTGGTACTTGGTTGAATTGCCCACTTAGCACCCTATTAAATGATGGAAGCAATCAGGAAGTAAGTCCACAAGCAGAGTTTGGAACACAATGTCATGAATTAGGCTCGGCACTAATTAGCAAATCATTAAAGCTTATTGATTATGACAGTGAGATTAAACCAATCGATGATCTTATTAAGGATCTGGACATGTACTCGCCTGATATGCAGGAGATTGCAGATGGTTATGCTGACTTTGTTATTAGTACTTTTGATTATGAAAAGAACAAGTCTGGTGAGGAACCATTAATTGTAATTGAACAGCAATTAAAGATGGACTTTGATGATGATGCAAAAGGGACACTTGATTGTGGAATTATCTCAACAACAAATGGTGGAACACTTACAGTTATTGACCTAAAGACTGGAAGGATACCAGTGAATACTTTTGATGAAGAGACTGGTCTATTTAATAGCCAACTTGGAATATATGCCCTTTACTTTTATAAGGCATACAAAGATTTATATCCAATTAAGAATGTAAGGTTAGTTATTTATCAACCAGTAATCTCAAATACAAATGAATACGAAATGCCGATAGAAGATTTGTTAGTATTTGAAACTATGGTTTTAATCCCTGCTGTTGAAAGAACAAAGGTTGAAAACCCTGAGGCTGCTCCAGGTAAATATTGTGGCTTTTGTTCAGGCAAGGCAGTG